GCAAGGTAAATACGTTGCAGAAGATGACACTTTTAAAATTGCAAGTTACTTTGTTGAAATGCATAAACTATCAAGAGCTTATGCAAAACAAGCAGGGGAAAAAGGATTAAAAAAAGGTGATAGTCTTACAAATATATTTACAGGACAAAAATATATATACGACCCAGAAACATATAATAGATTTTTAAAAGAACAAGCAGCTGACATAGTTAAAAATACTGTACCTAATTATTCTTTTGTTGGATCAGCGGTTAGAACAGCTAGACTTTTACCTATTGGTAATTTCATGTCTTTCCCATCTGAAATGATTAGAACCACAACTAACATTGCAGAACTTGGTTTAAAACAGATGAGACATTCTAGACCTACACGAGGTAGCAGTGTATCACCGATGGTTTATGATATTGAATTAGGTCAGTTTGTAAAAAATGATAATCCTTTTTATGGGGATGGAATAAAAAGATTAGTGGGTTTAACTACTTTTGTTACTGGAGCTCCAGTTGCTTTAACAGAAGGTGCTAAAGCTTTGTATGATGTATCGCAAGATGAACTAGATGCCTTAAGAAGATTCGTCCCTGAGTGGTCTAAAAACTCTACATTAATCCCTGTAAGAGACGACGAAGGAGAATTAAGATATATAGATTTTAGTCACAGTAATGCCTACGATGTAATTGCTAGACCTATGAGAACTTTATTAAATAATATTCAAGATGGCTCGGCTAATGAAGAACAATTATTAAAAAGTTTTGTAGATGGTGTCAATGAAGCTACTGCGGAAATAGTAAATCCATTTGTTTCTGAATCTATTTGGACAGAGGCCATGGCAGATTTAACCGTCAGAGGTGGCCTAACAAAAGACGGAAGAAGATTATACACAGATCAAACACCTGCGGGGGATAAAGCAGCTATTAGAATGATGCATGCCATGAATGCGTTGGCTCCTTCATACAAACAATTTTTAAGATTATATCAAGCGGGTACTGAAACTCCTACCAAGACTGGGGATTTATTAGACGTGGGTCCAGAGATTGCTGGCTTCATGGGCTTAAGACCTATTAAAGTTAATCCCAAAAGAGCGATGGATTTTAAAATTCAAAACTATCAAACAGGAATTAGGGATGCAAGAAGAGAGTTCACAGGGGGAGCATTTGGATTATTAAAAGGTGGAACGGTAACTGCCAATGATATTATAAATAGATTTGCTAAATCAAACGCGGCTAGATTTAATGTACAACAAACTATGTTCAATGATTTACAAGCTGCTGAAACTTTAGGAGTAGATACAAGGACATTAAGAAATCAATTTGCAGATAGACAATTAACAAACAAAACTTTTAATGATTTATCACGAGGTAAGTTTGAACCATACTCTCCATCTGACGATGTACAAGATAAGTTTAGAGAGATTGCGAGAAATTTAGGAGAAGAAAATCCTTTTAGGGAAGCTGCACCAATTCTAAGACAAATGTTAAGAGAAATGAAACAATTAACTTTAGACGAACCTTTTTCATTAGATATAGACGAGTTTTTAATTGAAGATATTGTTACACCACCTTTACCACAATCAGTAACTTCAGCAATGCCTAACAATCAAACGATTACTCAAGGACAAAATATTCTTAACCAAGGAATGAACGCTCAAGCTAATTTAACTCAAAATGGTTTGACTGCAGTTGAAAACGCTTTCTTATCTGAAGACGAAAAACAAATGCGTTTAAAACAAAGAGGAATAATAACCTAATGGATATCAAACCCAAAACTACGAGAGAACATATTCTTTCACTTTATGGTCATATAAAAGGTCTAAAGAAATCACAGTATCATATGCATAATGGCATTCATGAATTGGGCGGCAAGATAGACAAAATCTATTGGGTATTATTGGGCACGGTGGGGGCTGTGTCACTAGTTCTTCTAGAGAGACTTCTAGATATAAAGGGGATTATTTTTTAAATCCAATCTCTTAATTCTTCGCCCATAACTTCAGTGGCGATATTCATTTTAGTTCTTAAAGCTTTTTGAACTTTAGTATCTATAGTTTCATCAGCAACTAAATCAATATAAGTCATAGGTTTAGTTTGACCAATCCGATCAATACGAGCTTCAGACTGTAATCGTTTTTCTAAATCATAACCATTAGAATAATAAATCATTGTACTAGCAGATGTTAATGTAATTCCATATCCACCTGTTTGAGTTGTACCTACAAAGAATCTACACTCAGGATCTTCTTGAAATCTTTTAATATTATTTTGTCTATCTTCTTGTGGAGTCAATCCATAATAATCTACTACAGAATTTTCTCCATGTTGTTTTTTTATTTCAGCAATAATTCGTTGTACGTCTTTTTGATAGAACGACCAGATAACAGCTTTACCAGACAACTCATATATAATGTCCATCAACTCTGTTAATCTATTACATGGTAGCTCCTGCACCTTTCCATCATCGGCTGCATGATAACCGCACGAGATTTGGTGGAGTCTTAGTAATTGAACCATGACTGTTGAAGTTGAACAAACTTTTCCCTCTAACTCGGAGATAGCATACTTTCTCATTTCATTATAAAGTTTTCTTTGTACATCTGTTAATAGAATATTACGGGTAACATATGTTCGAGCGGGTAAGTCTAGGCAATCATCTTTTAAAACTCTTTCACTAAATAATTTTATCTTTGCTTCTAGTTCTGGAAGGTTTCTTCTATTAGGACCAACAGGTACACTAATAGTTCTTGAACCTAAATTCATAGTTTTCATTACACAATAATGAGCACGATAAGCCCAGAAAGAATCAAATCCTAAGATCCATGCATCAAGAAACTGAGCCTGACTCCATAAATCTAGTGGAGAATTTGTAATAGGAGAACCAGTTAAAATTCTTCTGTACTTAGTAAGAGGTTTAAGAGCGATAATATTTTTAGTTCGTTTTGCAGTTGGTGTTTTAATAGTGGTTGATTCATCAATAGCCATCATAGCTTTATGAGAATTTAAAAATCTCTTAGCAAACTGACAACCAAACGGATAAGAAAAGGCTTCAACATTCATTATAAGAATATGAAAGTCTGTTCCAGGGGCAAACAAAGTATTTAATTTTTTAACCTGCTCTCCAGATTTATCGGATGTTTTCCACAGGACTACTTTCTTTTCTATATGATCGGGAAGATGCTGAGGAATTTCTTGCTCATACCAATTTTTATAGACCCCCTTAGGTGCAATCAAAAGTAATCCATTGATTAAACCTTTATCATAAAGCATAGCACAATTATCTAACAATACCTTTGATTTTCCTGTTCCCATTTCCATAAAATAGGCAAAATACTCTTTATCCCAAGAACGTTCTAAGGCTTTTATCTGATGCGCATAAGGCTTTGTCTTAAATTTATAATTCATATCTATTTACTTTTGCTTTCTAATTGTTATATATTAACTGAAAGTAAAAAAGTCAATGTCAAAAGTATATTTAATACAAGCTATTCCAGGAAGCACCAAAGGTGAACCTAAGTATAATATAGTAGGTGCGCAAAAGTATGGCGACATTGTGACGTTGCTTCCAGAATTTTCTCAAATGATAATGTCCCCTGGGCCTTTAGTTATAAAACTTAGAACTCTTCTAAAAGACTTTACTTCCGATGACTATCTTTTATTATCAGGCGACCCTGCAATCATAGGTGTAGTATGTTCAATAGTTTCAGATACAACTAATGGTAGTTACAAACTTTTAAAATGGGATCGTCAAGAAAAAACATATTATCCAATAGAAATAAATATTTTTCAAAAATAGTTGACAACTAAAAATTCTTCTCTATATAAGATAGTGCGATTATAAATTAAACTATTAAAACATTAAGGAGACATTATGAAAGATATCGATCTAAGACAAGATGCACCTAGTCAGGTGACGCAAGTAAACCCCGAACAATTATCAAACGAAATTAAAACTCTACAAGAAATACTTCAAGAGATTTCTAATCAAGAGGAAAAGTTAAAAGAATTAAAAGAGAGAGAAAAATATTATTCTGGAATTGTAATTCCAGATTTAATGAATCAACTTAATCTTAAGACCATGAAACTAAAAGATGGTTCACAGATAGAAGTTAAAAATATTTTTGGTGCTTCAATCATTGCAGATAAAAAGCAAGAAGCACATAGCTGGCTTCGAGATAACGGACTGGGGGCGATTGTGAAAAATGAAATCACAGTTAAGTTTGGTCTGAACGAAGATAACAAGGCGGAGCAATATGCGACCCTTGCAAGAGGACAAGGTTATGATCCCGATCGAAAGGTTGCGGTTCATGCTTCTACTCTTAGAACAACTCTGGAGGATTTCCATACACGTGGTGGTAAAATTCCTTCAGAGTTCTTCAGAACGTTTGAAGGAAATCAAACGAAAATAAAAACCAAGTAAACTACTAAACTAACAAACTAACAAAGGAGTAAAAAATGGATAAAGAAGTAGTTAAAAAAAATAGTGCAGGTGCACTAGCTAACATCAATCTCAGAGCAGACGCAGGCAAAGGGGCTGAAGAAATTAAGGCGGACGATGTATCGACTCCGATCTTAAAGATTCTACACCAACTTTCACCTGAATGTAATGAGAGAGACGCTAAACATGTAGCAGGTTCAAAACCGGGAATGATCTATGCATCAGGCTTCGGGGAACTTATTGCAGGTGATAAAGGTCTTGATGTAATTGTGGCTCATGCACAAACTAGATATCCTGAATGGCAAGAGAGAGGCGATAGTGCTTCTGCTCCAGTAGGAACTCACTTAGAGATTCCAGCTGATGCTGTTGAGGAAAGAAACGGAAGATATAGATTACCGAATGGTAACTATGTTGAGAAGACCGCATACTTTTATGTACTAGCAATAGTAGGTAATGAGTTGAAACCAGCGGTAATTCCGATGAGATCATCCAATCTTACACCAGCAAGAGAACTTAATAATCTGATTAAGAATCTTAGATTCTCAGATTCAGAAGGTTCTTTTAATCCAGCGGTTTATTCAGCGGTCTATAATTTAAAGACATTTGGAAAAACAGCGGGAAGTAAAAGCTGGCATGTCTATAAACCATCAAGAGTTAGAAATCTTGATATAGGGGATAAAAAAGATGCTGAGATTTATGAAGTTGCACAACAACTTCAGAAAACTGTTTCGAAAGGATCAGCTAAACCTCAGTATGAGAAACCTAAAGTTCAACAGGACATCGTGTAATTTCCCTATGGGAAATGTTGCAACAGGGGCGCTGAAGCGAGAGTGGAGGCGCCCTTAATCTTGCCATATTTAAGATGTAAGGAACTCACAAAATTATGAAAGAATTTGGAAAATATTTTAGTGGACTAGAAAGAGATTATGGTTTCTGTAATGTAGAAAACGGCTACATAGAACCAGAGAGTGGAAAATTAAAATTTGATGCGGGAGATTATGGATGGTCTAAACGACCCATAACAGAACAAGACTACGAAGCTCATCTTACAGGGAAAAAAGCTATAGGAATTCAACCCTGTGATGACCGATCACAAGCAAGCTTCGGAGCAATAGATGTTGATCCTAAAGATTATAAAACTTTTAATCTACAAAAATATTTAAAGGTTATTGAAGAAAAAAATTTACCTGTCATTCCAATTGAATCTAAAAGTGGTGGACTTCACATTTATGTTTTTACCAAAGAAAAAGTACCAGCTACTTTAATTAGAGAATTTTTATCTAATTTATTATTTTTATTTAAGCTTCCACATAACACAGAAATTTTTCCTAAACAGACTCAGTTAGGAACCAATCAAAATAACGAGAAAACATCAGGCAGTTTTATTAATCTACCGTATTATAAAAGTATTGAACGCAGAGCATATAAATTAGATGGTAGTAAGATGGAGTTGGATGAGTTTATTAAAGTAGTAGGTTTAAACTTACAGACTAAAGAAACATTAAAAGATATTGGAAGTAAAAAAATAAATGAAATTATAACAGGTGGGCCAGAGGAATTTAATGACGGGCCTCCTTGTCTCCAAATGATATGCAAAGAAATAGAAGAGAGTGGCAAAAAACTTAAAGATGAAAGAGATAGGTTTTTATATAACTACATGGTGTTTGCCAAGAAAAAATACCCTGATAATTGGGAGTTAAAAATTTTAGAAGCGGCTAGAAACTATATTGTTTATGATAACGTTTGGGGTGATGGCAAAGTAAAAGAAAAAATTAAATATTGGAAGAATGAAACTAAAGGATTTAAATGTAGCGACCTACCTATTTCATCTTATTGTGCAAAGGGAACTTGTTTAAAAAGAAAATTTGGTATAGGGAGTCATAGAAATACAACATGGCCAGAGTTATCGGGTATGATTAGAATTAATTATAAACCAGAGCCAGAGTTTATGTTTGATGTTAATTTAGAAAGTGGAAAAGTAAAACAAATTCATGCTAAACATATTAAAAAAATTTCGGAGATGAAAGAAATGAGAGCACTCATAGCAGAACAAACTTCTGTATTTCCCCCTATTATAAAGAACGCTGAATACCAACTAATCTTAGATGGACTTTGGGCTAGGTTGGAAAACTTAAAACCTGTAGCTGGAACTAATCCAATCGATATGTTAAAAAAATATATCATTGATTATGTAAATGGTCCTCAAGCTACAACGTTCGCCGCATTTAAAAGTGGTGCTGTGTTAAAAGATGAAGGGTTTTATTACTTTGATTTTGATAAGTTCTATGAAGAGATAAGAAGAAATGAATGGAATAAAGATAGATCACGAACAGGTACAATGATTAGAGCTTCTTTCAAAGGAAACTTTGATTGTCAAAAAAGATTCCCTAAAAAAGAGAGTGAGGAATCTTTCCCACCACTAAGAGTTTTAAAACTGCCTATAGCAGATTTAGAAAAAGAAGAAATACCAGATGAAAAAATAACAATAGAAGATAGGGAGCAAATAGTATGATTAATAATCGAAAAGCATATAAATTATTTATGGCCTTACCTAAACCCAAACGAAGAAAACTGCAGATACAACATGAGATTGAAGAAATTGATAATATGGCAAATCAGTCTTGGTTAAATAGGTTTGGAAGATTCCACGGCTCGTTTTGGAACTGGTTATGGATGTGCCATTTTAAACCAAAGAAGGAGAAAAAAAGATGACAACCCCAATACCAAGTGTATCTGTATGCATGCCTGCATATGATACCATGCAAGTGGCAACGTGTTTATCATTAGTAAAATTAATGGATAAATTTACAGCTGCTAAAATTAAATCAACACTAAATACATTTAAGTGTCCGTATGTTGGATATGGCAGGAATGTATTAACAGCAATGTTTTTAGAATCAGGTTTTGACTATCAATTATTTATTGATGCAGACATGGAGTTTGAACCAACAGTTGTTGGGAGAATGATTGTAGCTCAGAAAGATGCAATCTGCGTTCCCTATAGAAAAAAGACTCAGGATCAATCGGTAAAATTTTCTGTAGAGTTTAAAGATAATCAAGATATTAATGTTGACAATAAAGGCTTAGTGGAATTAATGAGAGGCCCTGCGGGTCTTACTCTGATTCATAGAAGAGTCTATGAAAAGTTAATGAAAGATTTACCACATTTAAAAATAAAACAAAAAGAAATAATATCCGAAGAAGCAAATAATTATTTTTATAACTTCTGGGATACCACGTTTGATAAAGATGGAAACTGGTGGGGAGAAGATGTCCATTTCTGTAATTTAATTAAAGGAGCAGGATTTAAATTATATGGAGTAGCAGATGGAGAAACAACCCACATTGGTAACTTTGGATGGAAGGGTAAATTAGTCGATTCATTTAAAAAAGCCAATGGAAAAGATTCATAAGATTTACGGTCCACCAGGTACAGGTAAAACTTTTAGACTTCTTAAAAGAGTTAAAGCTTACATTAGAACTGGAACGCCTTATCACAAGATAGGTTATTTTGCTTTTACAAAGAAAGCTGCGGGGGAAGCGAGAAACAGAATAGGTGTGTCAGATAAGAAGGTACCATACTTTCAAACTCTACACGCCTTCTGTTTTCATTTACTTGGATTAACTGAAGATAAAGTTATGCAACCCTATCATTACGAAGAGCTAGGAAAAAAATTAAATATTCGTGTAAACTTTTCTGATAAATATAACGAAGAAGAAACTCACTTTCTTACATGCGATAATCCCTACTTCCAATTAATTGGAAGAGCTATTAATAGAGGAACAACTATACGAGAAGAGTTTGATAGAAATGAACATGATAAAAAAGAAATTGATTGGGATGTATTAAAACACATAGCTATAAACTTAAAAGAATTTAAAGAAAAGAATCACATCTTAGACTTTAATGACATGATTGAATGTATTCTGATTCTCCCTACCGATAAGATGCCTCGATTCAAAGCTGTCTTTATTGATGAAGCACAAGACTTATCTCCTCTACAATGGAAACTATATGATAAATTAAAAGATTATTGTGATCAAATATACTTAGCGGGTGATGACGATCAAGCTATCTTCGCCTGGGCTGGTGCTGATGTAAATAGATTTATAAATGAACCTGCAAAGGAAAGAGTGCTTAGGTACTCGCGTAGAATTTCAAGAGCCGTGCAACAGGAATCACAAATACCAGTGAACCGTATAGCAGGCATCAGGAAACATAAAGAATACCTACCTAGAGCGCAAGAGGGTCTTGCGTCTACTATTAGTAATCTAGGCCAAATTGATTTAACTAAAGGAAAATGGCTTATTCTTACTCGAACTAAAAGTAATCTCTTGGAGATTATGAAAGAATTAAAAAAGAAAAATTTATATTATCAAAGTAATAAAGGAAAAAGTTTTAAAGTAGGTTTATATAATGCAGCGGTTGCTTATACTAAGTGGACTATTGAAGGAGCATTAGAGCCTAAAGAAATAAATGAAGTTAAAGAATTTATTCCAGGGGGAAAATGGGATAAAAAAATTCCATGGTATGATATATTTAATGCCGATCAAAAAGAAATTTTATACATAAGAAATTTAATATCAAGTAATGAAAAATTAAACGAACGTGCACGAATATGGTTGTCAACTATTCATGCAGCAAAAGGTGGTGAAGAAGATAATGTAATTCTATCTTTACATCAGGGTAGTAAAGTTCAAAAAGGAATTAGATTAAGTGTTGACAAACAAGATGAGGAGAATAGAGTGTGGTATGTCGGCATCACGAGAGCAAGAAATAATCTATACAAACTAAAAGCAAAAAAGAAAATAAAGGAGTATCAACTATGACGAACAAACGACGTAATGAGTTAAAAAAAAGATTAGAAATTACACAAAAATGGTGTGATTACTTTTTAGAAAGAGAAAAAAATAGAAAAATTTCTATACAAGCTAATAAAGCTCTTAATAAAGACAAACCATTTTTAGGGCTTATTTTTATCCTCTTATATTTGCCTACTAAAATCTTAGGTAAATTCTTAAGTATATGTAGATGGAATGCATATAATAAGGCATGTAAAGAAATGGAAATAATTATAAAGGAGTTAAAAGATGGTGAAGATTATAATAAAATGACAAAAAAAGAACTTAAAAGGGCTTTAGAAGAAAGGGGCATTCATGTTGGAGAATCTTTAATAAGTATAGAGGGAGATAAAAATGACCAATAAAAATATATTTGAGGATGCATTTCCACAGGATAGACAGGTGGGAGGAAGTCATTATAAAAAATTTGTAATTCAACCCTATGAATTTATTTCAAAAAACAATTTAAGTTTCTTTCAAGGAAACGTTGTTAAATATGTTTGCAGGTATTTATTTAAAAATAAAGTAGAAGATTTAGAAAAAATAATTCATTACTGTGAATTAGAAATTAAAAGAATGAAGGATACTAAATGATACTTCCACAAACAGAATGGGTACAGAAAACAGAATACCCGGATCTAAGATCACATGATGAAATTGCAATTGACTTAGAGACAAGAGATCCAGATTTAAAAAAGAAAGGATCTGGTGCTGTTATTGGTAATGGTGAAGTTATAGGAATTGCTGTTGCAACTTATAATGACAAATGGTATTTCCCCATCGCTCACAAAGAGGGACCCAATATGGACAGGGCTAAAACTTTAGAATGGTTTAAAGATATTTGTGCATGTCCTGCTACAAAAATTTTTCATAACGCTATGTATGACGTTTCCTGGATACGTAATTTAGGTATAAAAATCAATGGTTTAATCGTTGATACTATGATTGCATCTTCTCTCTTAGATGAAAATAGATTTTCTTACACACTCAACACTTTGTCTTGGCATTTTTTAAACGAAGGTAAAAGTGAGAAAGCTTTAACTGAAGCTGCTAAGTCAAGAGGACTAGATGCTAAAGCTGATATGTGGCAGTTACCAGCTCATGAAGTCGGAGCTTATGCAGAAAAAGATGCGGAACTAACTTTTAAACTTTGGCAGCATCTTAAAAAATTATTAATGGAACCAGATGCAGATGGAAAAGATTTACAAAATATTTTTAATCTTGAGACTGATCTCTTTCCTTGTCTTGTTGACATGAGATTCCTAGGTGTTCGAGTAGATTCTCAACGAGCTCATACACTGAAGAAAGAATTAACAACAAAAGAAGAAAGATTAATCCACCAAATAAAATTAGATACAGGAATAGAAACTCAAATATGGGCTGCAAGATCGATTGAAAAAGTTTTTCAAAAACTAAACCTGCCTTACGAACGAACTGAGAAAACTGACTCTCCATCATTTACCAAAAACTTTCTGTCTAATCATAATCACCCTACAATTCAAATGATAGCAGAGGCGAGAAAAATAAACAAGGTTAATACAACTTTTATTGATACTATTTTAAAACATGAACACAAAGGAAGAATCCATGCAGAAATAAATCAGATTAGATCTGATGATGGTGGAACGGTTACTGGAAGATTCTCTTATCAGAATCCAAACCTCCAGCAAATTCCAGCAAGAGATCCTGATACAGGTCCTTTGATACGATCTTTATTTATACCAGAGGAAGGATGCAAGTGGGGTTGTTTTGACTACTCGCAACAGGAACCAAGACTTGTTGCACACTATGCATTACAATTTGGATTACCTTCCGTAAATCAGATAGCTGATGCATATGATACAGATTCTTCTACCGACTTTCACAAGATTGTAGCGGACATGGCTCAGATTCCTAGATCGCAAGCTAAAACAATTAACCTAGGTTTATTTTATGGAATGGGTAAAGCTAAACTTCAGGCAGAACTGGGCGTCAGCAAAGATAAGGCTGCAGAATTATTTGATAGGTATCATTCGAAGGTTCCATTTGTAAAACAATTGATGAATAAAATTATGGGTGCAGGTTCTAACAAGGGACAGATTAGAACTTTGTTAGGTAGACGTTGTCGCTTCCCTAAATATGAACCAATCCTTAGAGGAAGTGATTGGGGAAAATATGTACCAGCTGAAGATCAGGAACGAATGGAAGATTTACAAGCTATGGGTCCATATATGAAAGATGATGAAGGAGAAATATTAAAAGATAAGGATGGCAACCCTAAGAAAAATTATTGGCATGGCAATCCTACACGGAGAGCATTTACTTACAAAGCTTTAAACAAATTAATTCAAGGGTCGGCAGCGGACATGACTAAGAAAGCTATGTTAGATTTATATAAGGAAGGCATTTTACCACACATTCAAATTCATGATGAATTAGACATATCTATTGATGGTAATGAAAATAAAATTAAAGAGATAATGGAGAATGCAGTTGACCTGGCACTACCTAATAAAGTAGACTGTGAGTCTGGACCAAATTGGGGTTCAATTAAATAGGAGGAAACTATGATAAAAAAATACATAGATAAAGTTATGATTTGGCAAATGCACAACAGAAGAGAAATCGTTTGTTTTGTTGCAGGTCTGATTATTGGTGTTATCATATTATAATGACACATGGCTTACTTGAATGCAAACATTCCTGTGACTTATGCACAGATCAGGAGAGAGTATCTCTATGATCTTAAAGCTCATCATGGTGAAGTTGAAGATTGTATTATCTTCGGCTTCGCTTCGATTACTGGTCGCCCGATTCTGTTCCATGCAATTATGGAAAATGGTGCAGTCTTCTACCGCTTACCGATCTCTGCATTTATACAAAGAGAATTTGAAGCAAAAGAAGTTCCTCAGCGTAGGCTTGATGAACTGGAGTTATGGAATTGTTTTAGTTACTATCCTGCTGTCACTTCTTATGATATCTTAGACGGACAAGCAGGTAAATACTTCGGGAAAGATAAAAAAGTCCACCCAGGGAAATATTTATTTACTATTGACTGGGCTCACCCAGAGAGTAATATAGTAGATACTGATCATTCAGAAATATCACACGAACATAAGTGTGCACACATATTGGCCTTAGATGACGGCAATTATGCCGCCCAGCCAAACAATCGAATACTGTGGGATATACCATCATTTACTGTAAAAGATGAAATTCCGGATTGGAAAGTACAAACGAGTGATTGGAACGTAGAAGATAGTAGTAAGTGGAGAACAGAAAACACTGATAACTTCTTTTACGAGATTGAGGAGAAAAAAAATGAAGTGTGAAAATTGTAACATGGGCTTTATAGTAGCAGAATATAATGTGAAAAGAGAATGCCCGCATTGCGGACATATTCATGAAGCACTAATTTTAAAAGAGGAGGATAGTATGATTAAAAAAATTTGGAAATTCATATGTTGGCCTTTTGTAGCAGTTTTAGATTGGTTAAAAAGCTGTTTGCCTAAAGGAAAATAATGTTAGAAAAAGTAATGACGATGTTGGTGGGTATCTTACTTGCATTAGCAGGTTGGAATCTATCTCGTACCTTCGAACTGTCTACAACTCAAGCAGTACTTGAAAATCAAATTGATCAATTAGAATTTAGAGTACAGATGTTAGATGAGAAGATGGATAAGATGGTGGACTCTGACGAAGAAATCATGGAGCAACACGAAAAATTATTTAAAAAATTAGAACAAGGAAATACCTCAGGTGGGTATAGTTATAACTAATGGCACTTAAAATTTCAGAGGAAGCAGCAGTACAAATGCCGATGAAAACGGTAGCCTCATTAATTATGATGGTGGCGATCGGGACCTGGGCTTACTTCGGTATTATCGAAACTCAAAATAAACTTTCAACACAAGTAGAGTTAATGACAAAAGACTTGACTGAGAATACAGAATTTAGAATCAA